CTAATGCTTCTATTTCTTTATTTGTCCCATCTCTACTTCTTGTTTTAATAACTACTATGTCACCTTTCTTAATATTATTAGAACCGAAAACCTCTTTTTCTAATTGTTCAACTGTAACACCTTTATCTAAACTATGAGTAAATTTTGTATGTCCAAATCTATTATTTAATATACTCATAAATGTTTTATTATGTCCGTTTCCTGGACGTGTAATTCCTTTCCATGAGCCTGGTCCCTTATCAGATTTATGTATTTTTTCGCAATTACAAAATATAATTCCATGAACTATTTCGTGACATAAAGTCATAAAAAAACAAGTAAGAATATCTTCACAAGGTAAATTATCAACAGCACGTAAATCAATATCCTTATTTTTGAATGATTTAATAAACACTTTTGGCATCATTTTAATATTTAACATAACTCGGTCTTCAGGTTTAATTCTCTTTTTATAAGAGCATATTCCAGAAGTTGACCCACACTGATCACCAAGACAAAATGTCATACAACAACCTCGATTGCTTAAAGTTTCAAACAATTTATTATCGAAAAATTCTAAATCTATCTGTTTCGCCATAAATTCAAGATGACTTGGATTTAAAACTTTTAAAAAGTTAGATTCTGTTATTTCACTAAATGTAGATGAAGATAAAATAAAACGTTTAGATTTACTTACTGCTCTTTCACGTTTTTCTAAAATATTAGTAAAAAGTAATTTTTGTGAGTTATTAGCATAGAATTTACAAAAGTCTTCCATATAATATATTACACTATTATAAACAAATATATCAAAAAACAAAAATATATCATAAAATTAAACGCATTTAAATGCTAGGAATATACTGCCATTTTAAATGTTCACATATTTGCTTCCAAATTTGGTCTTGTTGATTAAGTTTCTCGCGACTTTTTAATAACATAAAACATGGTAAAAATTCATCTAATTCAAGTAATTGAACGAATTTATGGAGAACATAAGAATATGAAAGGAAATTTTTTCTATTTTCAGGGCAAAATTTATGAAAAGGTAATTGAATTTCTTTAAACATTCTTCGTAATTCCTCCTCAATTTCTCTAGACATAATAGGAGGAGGAATACCATTAAGTTTATTTATAATATGAGGAATATGCTCATAGTATTTATTTTTCTTTAATTTTTTCAAAATCTCACGTAACTTTTGTGGTGTTAAATCAGACATATTCACTATACGCTCTTTCTTCAATTCTATAATTATATTATCATATACATCTTGTGGAATATCAGTTGATTCTTTTGCTTGAAATTGTGCCAACCATTCATTAAAATGGTTAATTCTTTTATAAGCAAAGTATGATACTTCACGGGGTGGGTCTTTATAACTTGGTTTATCCGAGTCAACAAGAATAGTTGTTTCTTCACCACATGAATTACAAATTAATTTTCCGTCTGAAATATATAATGTTTTTTCAATTCCACAATCCTTACAAATATCAATATTAGAGCCTTCATTTTTCAAAACAAAATTTTTATCAGTTTTAGACATATATTGATCATAAATATTAGCTCTAGAATGATATACCTTATTTTTAGGTTTAACTTTTGGTTTTTCCTTTTCACCATTATTATCATCGCCTGATTCCGAGGATGTGTCAGTATTCGATTTAAAATATTCCATTACAGATTTCACATCAGTTGGATTATTAGTTTTTTTAAATGTATTTTTTTTTACATTACCAATGGCAATATCATTAGTAATAGTATAATATTGAAATAAAAGATTACCAGTATCAAGAAAATAATTTATATCATCTTTTTTATTTATTATAGAATCTATTTTTGTTTTAAGTGAATTGATTTTATCCTCTAAATCAAATTTATATTCAATTTCTTCTGTAGTTAATTCATTCATTTTTTTATTAATATTTGTCATTTTCTTATTCAAAATTACTAATTCCATTTCCATTTTTTTTAAATTTGACGAATTTTGATTAAATTCTTTGATTTTATCATTATGAAGCGCATCTAGTGTTACACGATTGTTTAAATCCTCCTTCTTCTTTACCTTATTTTTCGTTTTAAAATAAGACATTCTTTAAATAGAATTATATTTAAAAACTATGTCTTTATCTTTAAGTATTAAACTTAAAGAATAAAATATTTTATTTTAGTAAATTATATGACAGGTGGATTATTACAACTCGTAGCATACGGGGCACAGGATGTCTATTTAACATCCAACCCACAAATTACTTTTTTCAAGGTGGTCTATCGCAGACATACAAATTTTTCAATAGAAGCAATTAAACAAACATTTAATGGAACCGCTGACTTTGGTCAAGATGTTTCAATTACTATTCAACGTAATGCCGATTTAGTATATAGAATGTATTTTCAAACCGATTTACCATCCGTAAATGTTAGTTATGGTTTAGAATCTGGCACTTCTAAATATCGCTCATTTAGATGGCTTAATTGGATTGGACATTTATTATTAAAAACTATGGAAGTAACAATTGGTGGACATAAGGTAGATAAACAATATGGAGAATGGCTTCATATTTGGAATGAAGTTTCAGGAAATCCAGCAAAACAAAATGCTTATGCCGAAATGGTTGGTAACGTTCCTAAACTAACACAAATTCATAGCACAAATTCATCCGATTCATGCACTGTAAATGGTCATACACTTTTTATTCCATTACAATTTTGGTTTTGTAGAAACCCTGGATTAGCAATTCCTCTTATAGCCCTTCAGTATAGTGATATTAATGTAAATATTACACTTCGTGAATTAAAAGAGTGTATTTGGGCAGCAGAGCAGAGTGCCGCAGATACATATACTTCTGTAGTTGATGGGGTATCTGTATTAGGATCTCAAAGCCTTAGTCTTTCATCTACACATTTATGGGTTGACTATATTTATTTAGATACAGATGAAAGAAGAAGATTTGCAAAGGTAGCACACGAATATCTTATAGAAACACTTCAATATAATGGTGGAGAAACTGTTAGCACAACAAATCCACAAGTAAAATTAAACTTTACACACCCTGTTAAGGAATTATTTTGGACAGTTCAGCCAACTAATTTTACAAAACTTGATTATACTCAAACTAGAGCAGGTAATCAATCATTTAATTTTACAGACCTTTGGGACTATAGTGGATTTAATGGAACACCAGAACCTAAAAATGGTTTAGGTATGCCAGGTGGTAGAATTTCACATAATTTAAATGGAGGATTTAGTGAAGTTTTGGTAGAAGGTAGACTTGATTCAACCAATCAATGGTCTAAATTATATACAAACGCAAGTAATGCTATATCTGGAACAGATGCTGGATATATTGATATTTCTCAATACACACAACCTAATACAGTTAATACATATAGTAATAGATATGGTAGATGGAGTCATAATGGTGGAAATCGTTTAGATGCTGGCGATAATCCAGTTGTAAATGGTAAACTTGTATTAAATGGTAATGATAGATTTTCCGAACGCGTTGGTGCTTATTTTAATATTGTCCAACCATATGATCATCATACAGGATCACCAGCACCAGGAATAAATTGTTATTCATTTGCATTAAATCCAGAGGATCATCAACCTAGTGGAACTTGTAACTTTTCAAGAATAGATAATGCATTTTTAAATCTTACACTTTCATCAAATTCATTAAATAGCACAATAAATAGTGGTAATGTTAAGATTCAAGTTTATGCTATAAATTATAATATTCTTAGAGTAATGAGTGGATTAGGTGGATTAGCATATTCTAATTAATTATTTTATGTTATTGAATTTTTCATTTTTTATATTTTTTAATATTTTTAACTTTGTAAATTGTATATAAATTATAGACATATTACAAGATGGAATGTTCTATTTGTTTAGATAATATTGAGGAGATTAAAGCTACAGAAACAACTATTTTAGTAAATAATATTACTAAAAAATATAAAAATGCTAAAAATTTAAAGTGTGGTCATGTCTACCATAAGGAATGTATTAATGAATGGTTAAAAAAGAATCATAGTTGTCCTTATTGTAGGAAATTTTTGATAAATAAATTTGTTTGTAATATTAAAAATTCTGGTAGTAAATTTGTAAATAGAGGTATTATTTATTTGGATGACAATGACTTTAGGGAATTAACTATTTATGTAAAGCGTATTTTTAGAAAATCATATACTTTATTATTTAATAGATTCAATATTATATCTGTAAATCTTCGCTCTAGAAATAAAATTTTATTAAGATGTTATAAAACATTATATAATGAAAAAGAAACATATGAAATAATTATAGATAATGAAGATTTAAGAAATCATATTTACGAATCAATAATTAAAATTATAAAAAATCATTATATTTCAAAATCACGAATTACACCTTCTGTTATTAGTTTTGAAGAAAAACAGTATTTAGAAAATAATCATGAAATTAATACTAATAATATTACAGAGGATAACAATAATTATAATAATAATAATAATTTAGCTACAAACAATAGAGTAAGAATTTTATCCGATAGTTCTAGTATATATAGTTTAATACTTGTATAATTTACTATTTATAAAAATATATTTAAAAAGTTTTTTTATTATATCATGTAGATTTTAATCAAACTATGAGTAGTGATTATGAAACTGATTCTGATATAGATTCTTAACCAGAATTTGATATTGTATACAATGATATTCAAAATAATCATGAAGATAATGAAAATGGCTTAGATGAAAATATTTTAAAATCAAGAGCATTAAACCATCCAACAATGGACATAACAAATATAAGAAAAATAATAAATAGAAATAATATTGTAGATTGTCAAAAAATTAAAACAACACTTTACAATAAAACGGTTAAGTGATGATAGTGATAGTAAAGATGAAGAGTTAATCACTAAAGATGAACTATTAAATACAAATGAAAATAATGAAAAATATATTAATCCAGAAACAAATAATTATGAAAACAACTTTAGCCAAAATGAAATGTATAAAGAAATTTAATACAAAGTCTAAGTTAAATTATATAAATTTTCTTATTAGAAAAAAAATATATTTTAAAAATAAAATATGAAATATTAAATATAAATTCTAAAACACGAAACACGTAACATAAATATGAAACACGTAACATAAATATGAAACACGTAACATAAATATGAAACATTATTGAATAATAAACTAAACTTAACTAAAGAATCTTCATTAATGTTAATTTTTTATAAGTATCATCCGATACACCTACATTTTTATTTAATAAATTTATAATATTCTTATAGTTTTTATCCGAAGTATATGTTTTTATGAAAAGTTTTAGTTTATTTAAATATTTTAAAGCTTTAATATTTTCACGTAGACATTCTATAACAATAAATTTATATATTTGCGATAATGCCGATGCTCCACTAGTTCCTAAAATAGAATTTTCGAATCCTCTAGTTTTATCGAATAACATAATATCCTCCGATTCTGAATTTTCAGTATAAAAGAATCCCTCATCATTTTCTTTAGTTAATTCTTTATGATGACCAAAATCTATTAAATAAAATCGCTTTTCGTCATTATTAAACATAATATTTTCTACATGTAAGTCTGTATGTCTATATCTAGTCCTTAATAATTTTTTCATAATATTAATAAATGAATCAGTATATTCTATTTTAAACTTTTTATTACGAAGCATATCACCTAATGTTATATCTAATTTTTGTATAATAAAATATAAACTATTTTTTTTAATGTTTGAATGAATTCCAAACACTTTAGGTGCTATACCTAATTTAGATAAATGAATAATTGCTATAACGCCTTTATTAAAGAAACTTAGAATTTCTTGATCAGCATAGTCACCATAGAATCTTTTTAAAAATAAAATTTTCATTTTTTTTACAACATATTTATCAATTATTTTACTTTGATTATTACCTAAATCTATACGTAATTTATAAACTTTAGCATACGCTCCTTCTCCTAATATGTCCCTTTTAAAAAATTTTATTTTAGATAAATCTAATTCAGTAAGTTTTTTTTTACTTTTTTTAATTGGAATCTTATCACGAAGATTTTTTAACGTGTTTTTTGTATATACCATTAAAATTAAACTATAAAAAAATTTAATAAAGAAATTAATGGAATAGCTTATATTTTAATCTATTTGTATAATTTTTTCATCACTATCACATTCACATGATTTATCATCCAACACTTCGTTAAATAGATTTTCTTCTTTAACCATAATTTTTATATCATCTTCATCTAATAATACAACATATCTTTGTTTTTCTACATTAAATGAATGAATAATTCCTCGCTTGTTATTGTATTTTTCAGTTTTTAAACCATTTAATATAACAATATCTTCTGATTGAAAGTTTGGATTGTTTAGATTTGTTTCTTGTCTATCCTCTAATTCCTCTATTTTTTTGTATTTTTCTTTTAAATCGTTAACTAAATCTTCCGATATATTTTCTTGATTGTTTCTCATATCTGGAATACCAAACATGTTCATCATATTTTGCATCATTTCTGGATTATTTAACATTTCTTTTACTTTAGGATTTTCCATCATCTCATTCATTTGTTTCATAGTTTCAGGATTATTTAACATTCCTAGCATAGAATTCATTAATTTAGGATCCATAATATATTATTAAATTAATAGATAATAAAAACTATTTTTAAGCGAGCAATTAACATATATACTAATACATTTACAACTATAAATACAAATACAAATACAAATACCCCTACAAATTACGACCTAATATGTATGACTCTCTATTATGTCTTTTGGTATAGAATTAAATATAATATTAAGTTTCTTTCCTGAAAACTTACCAACTAATTTATAATGACAATTATTTTCATAATAAATTATTATATAACCTTTACTTCCTTCTGTTTTAACTACATTATATGAAATACTATCAATTGCGTCATCACTATTTAATATAACTATGTTTTTCTTTAATGCTTTAGATAAAAGTTGTATAATAATATGGTCACCCCAAAAATTATCTCCTATAACCTTTAACTCATTTTGTAATTGTTCTACTGTTTCTATTAAATCCGGATTCCAATCTCCTTGAAATTCACCTACTTCTTTTTCTATTTTATAACTTTGTAATATTAAATCAAAATTGGATTCATTTATCTGATTAGCAGCTTTATTTCTTAAATCTCCTATTTCAAATAGTGTAATATTATCCTTGTTACAACTTTTATAAATATTATTTAAATTTAATGCTTCTGATAAACAATGGAATAAACAATCTCCATGTGAACCACAATCCAATATTAAATACTGATCACCTAATTCTATATTCCATAAAATGTCTAAATCATCCCAACCATATGTATTAAATGCGGTTTTATAATTTTTATTAGTTATTTGTGTAATTTCATTATCTTCTTCAATGAAAAATGTTTTTTTATCATAATCAAAAAATATTAAATCAGATATATAATATCTATAAGTCATTATTATAAAAATATGGTTATAACCTATAAGTAAAAATCAAAATATAAAATTTTTTTGGTATAAAAATCATAAAAAAAGTATAACATTATTAGTATTAATCAAATTTCATAAGAAAATTAAAATTAAAATTAAAACTGTCTAACATCATTAGAAAAAGCAAGACTCTGACCTATTGGGTCAATAGGTGTAGCTGGTGCCATAGCAATATTAACTTTAATTGGTTCATTGCTTGGTGTTGGTAAGATAGAAGTCTGGTCAATTAATCGTGGGATTACTGGACGATGATTATCTTTAAATACAAGACGATTTGAAATATTTGTATCGAATGGCATAAGAACACGTTCCTGTGGATTGTCACATAACCATTCCCATCTATTCCATCCAGTTCCTCTTAAATTACAAGCTGGGTTACTTAAACGTGTGTTTTCAATTGTTGGGATACCACAATCTTTAAAGTGTTTTTGTTCAAGCGAATTATCAATTTCACCTTTTTCATTAAATTTTGGAATAAATTCATCCTTGCTACAGTTACTTAATTTACGTGTAATGTTCATTAATTCGGAGTCTACATCAACCATTGGAACTGTTTTTGCTACACTTGCTCCAGCACGTTGCATAATTAATTGAGGGTCGCGTGTAAAACAATCTTCACAAGAAATGTGTGGGGTTCCTAATTGATACTCTCCCGGACCAATTGATTCAGAGAGTTCTTGTTTGTAAGCACAAGTATCATAGTCTAATCTATTGAAACTCATATATATTATTTAAAGATAATTATTTTAACTATTTTTTAAAAAGGTAAGTAAATTATTTTATCAATTTGAGAATATAAATCTACAAGTTCATAATTATTATCTATCTCAAAATCAATCAAATCCGGAGTTATTTCTTTCATCTCTAATTCAGATATATGTGAATCTTTAAATCCAGTATCTCTATTAACTTTTATAATTATTCCACCATTTTGTTTAATAAAATTAACTTCGTGTTTAAATCTAACATCAGTAATAACAACATCTTTATTTGGATTTGTTTCAAGCCAGTTTTTAAAAATATTAACCCAATGTTCCCTATATTTAACTTTTCCTTTCATCTCTGGAAATAATTTAAATAATGTAAATTGTCCAAACTCGGTTCCTATTCTTTGAAACATATCTCTAGGTGATATATCCCATCTAGGGTCCTTTGTTTCTTTTAATTTTCTATCTTCAAGTTGTTCATCTGATAAAGAAAATAGGGTTTGGCATATTTTTTTTACGGGTATAGCAAAAGCATATTTATCAAAACCAAATTCATGTTTTAAATAGTCACCAATTGTATCTTTCCCAGAATTTTTTAGACCTATTATGCCTATTATTTTTCTTTCTTCTATTATTTTTTTATATAATGTGTTTTTTGTTTTTGTTGCCGTATCACAATGTGATAATACATCATCATTATTAGCATTATTAGAAAGAGAATAATCATTTTTTAATGTAAAATAATTATCCATATTAATAAAAAATTAGATAGTATTATTTTTAATACAAATTAAAATATTATTTTTTTATAACCTTATAAACCTCTAAATTTGTGTTATTGCTTAAACCTTGTTTAATAGTATCTATAACAATTCGTTTCTCTTTATTTTCTTCATTGATTTCCTTTTCTGCTCTTATTATTTCATCTTCTAATGATTCATATTTTCTATATTTCTTTTTAGATTTAAATTTTTTATGTTTATTCTTTTTTTTTTTATT